CAAAACAGCCCTTGTATCAGATTTTACTGTATCTGAAATCTTATACCCCTTCTTTTCTAAGGAGGCTTCTAGTTCAGTATCACGGAATCCAGTGAATACTACAGAACCTTTCTGTGCAACTATAATCTGTTTTATCTGAGTTACTGGATAAGGGATAAATGACCATTCATTCTTTCTAAAAGCCTCATACTTTGCCCAGAGGCTCTGAAATTCTCTTAGAGCATCGGGTGACCAACCCTTTGGCGTTGTTAAAGCAGAAGTCCACTTTGTAAGATCTGGCTCTTGAGCTAAGAGAACTTCTAGTCTGGTAGATCCAATTCCATCTGGCCTTAGAGGACTTGCTATAAAGAGATCAATCTCAGAAGCCTTCGACCAGCCGTCTGTCTGAGCAAGTCGGTATAAGTTAGCACCCTTCACTGGACCTAGCAATTTCTTAAGAGTTTCCTCTGATGCATTTCTTAAGAGTGGAACACTTGTATATCCAGCTTCTACCACTGCCTTCATTACTGCCGGTCCTACATTTTCCCAATCTAAGTGCTTTACCATTTTCATCATCTGAGATATAATCGTTGTAGAATCTGCCGTTTTCTGCTTAATATTCACTGCCGTCTCAGGAGGACCATCCCACTCCCAGGTTCCCTCAGGAGGAAAGAGAACCTTTGCTGTTACTTCTACAGAGTCAATCAGAGGAATTACATCTCCACCCTTTCTAATGACTACTTGTGCTCCTGGACCAACCTTCCAATCCACTATACGTCTTGCATTAACACCAGTCACGAAATTAATTGTAGAACCTCCAATGTGAACTGGCTCAATCTGAACCCTTGGAATGAGCTTTCCAGTAGCTGAAGCATTCCATTCAACTAGGATAACCCTGGTCATCTTAGATTCTCCATTTGGAGGCTTCCACGCAATAGCATCCTTTGGATTTCCCTTCAGGACACGTGGGACTATAGGCTGATTTGTCTTAATAACAAGTCCATCCATGTCATACTCTGACTCAACTCTTCTCCTTGATAGAAAGTCTGTTAGTTCTAGTGCACTGGAAAGTTTAGTTTGTGCAAGAAACCAGGGAGTCCATACTTGCCAAGATTGTAACCAGGCCATCTGATGTTGCACTGTGAGCTCAGGAGCTAATCCAATAATCTCATACCCCACAAATCTTACCTTAGAAGCCTCGGCAGGGTTAGGGATTTTCTGATGAAAGATTCCATTGATAATAGAACGACCTAGCTTTCCTTCAGGCACTAGAGATCTAGGCATAATAAGCTCTCCACGAATCCATACATCTTCAGGGATATGTTTGAGAGAAGATGGGCTGAGAGAAATATGTTTTAGCCATGAGGAAACATCTACACCCATATTGTCATCTCCAGATAGATAAAGAGAATTCTCAGATGGATTCCAAAGTCCTGAGATTCCATCCAATTTCTCAGATACGACAAATGTCGTCTTATGCTTCTTTATCCACTTCTCAAGCTCCTCTGGCGTCTTGGCCTTATCTAGAGAGCCAAGATAGAATGGCATTCTTACTACCTTTCCATTTTCAGGAGGGGCTCTAACCTGCTTTAACAAGGGGTGTTTGGAATTAAACTTCTTCAACTGTTCTATACCAGAGTCATATTCATCATCTGTCATTAAAAGTGTCTTTCCATTTCTGTAAGCCTCATTTGCCTCAGTAAGCCGTTTAACAAGAGAATCCATATAATTAAGAATGGTGTGTATGATTAAAGTAGCGATTGTTTACTTCAATTTTATCGTTATAAAAAAATTGAATGCGTAGCCGTTTATAAGTAGGGCACACAATGAATAGGACTGAAATTGACTTCTCGCCCCCCTTTGCAGGTATTCTTGCGATTCTTCTGGCTACTGGCTATAACTTACTTTCTTCGATTCTAGAGCTTATCGATAACTCGGTAAGCAAGGGTTCTCGTAATGTTCGCACTATCGTGCAACCCATGGACAAGAAGGAACATTCTCTTATTAAGTGGATCTGTGTTCTTGATGATGGCTTGGGAATGACCTTCAATCAACTCAAGGAATCATTCATTATTGGCTTTGTGAAACCCTTACGAACAAAAGAAGATATTGGAAAGTTCTCGGTTGGCATGAAGTCAGCTGTGATGAATATGGGAGCCCGCATTGTTATTCTTAGTAAGACCCTTCATGGGGATTGCGTAGGAATCTATGCTGACATTGAGCAGATGAAAGATAATAATACGTATACTCCCACTCGTATTCTCTCATGTGTTACAGATGAGTTCATCAAGGAGCATATTCCTCTGGAGCTATATACCCAATTCAATCAGCAATCCTCTGGAACTCTCATCCTTGTAAAGGACATAATCACTGGATGCCAATGTGTTGCAGTTAAGGCACTCGATATCTTATCCAAGGGTATTGCTGATTCTTATTCTGGAAATATCAATGGTTGCAATTTGACTCTAGAGGGTAATGATAAGGTTGAGCAGATTTTACCAAGGAATATCTTCTACGATGGTGAGCCTAACTGTCTTGATGAGCCTGCATATGAGACTGAGCTTCTTGTTTATCGTGGAGAACCTGGGTATCCTCATCGGGTATTTGAGAAGAATACTGCGAGGCGTGATTTTAAGAAGAATGCCAGGACAACTGGCACACATGAGCGCCCTTCATACTATGAGTTTACAAGTCTTGAGAAGGGTGCCAACTATTACAGCAATATGAAGGCCACTTCATCTCTCCCATCTGATGAGGGATTAATTGGAAAGGCCCAGCTTCGTATTGTGCAGGTGACTATGGATAAATTCAATGAGGAGTCTCAGCATTACTCAGGATCTCTTGAGAGCGATAGGAAGGGAATCTGGTTTGACCGTGGTCCCCGTCGTGTTGGGCGTGCGAGGAGGTTGGGAAAGAAGCTCCATGATAGGACAAGTATGGCTGCAGAGAGGCAGAGAGGTAGGCTTACATTTCAATCGGATCTTGATGAGGCTACTGGTTCAAAGTTTAACAAGCAGATGGAGGACCAGCAACTCCCTTGCCAGCCTCTGAATGATGCTATCTTTAGTATCTTCAAGCAAGTGACCGCTCCCTGGACCAAGAAGTGGACCCCCAAGACTGAGGTAAAGGAGGATTCATCTGTAACCGATGAGTTTGAGGAGGTAGATGAGCTACCTAGGCCAGCTAAGCCAGTTTGTAGTGGAGAAGGGTCTAATCCAGTGAAGGAGGTTAAGTCAGTTCAGAAGATTCAGGGGAGTTCTGTTCTTACAAGTATTACGAATGCAGTGATGGATGAGGAAAGTGCTAGCGAGTCAGTAGAATCTTCTGAAAGTATACCAAGTATTCTTAATACAGCCACGGTCACAGATATTGTTGAGGAAGACCAAGTGCAAGAGGTCTATGAGGAAGTGCAAATGCCAGTGCAAATGCACATGCAAGAGCACATGCAAGAGCAATTGCAAGAGAAGCCCTATACTATTGAGAACAACTACTTCAAGGTAATGAATGGTAAGGAGGTAATTGCAAGAATGCCATATTCACCTGGTCTTGAGGACTGGGTTACTACAGTAAAGCTACCTACGGGTAAGACATTAGCTGATATCGTAAAACATGTTTCTGCATTCTGGGGTATAGAGTAGATGATATTATTCTTAGGAGATTCAATTACAGAGTGGTGGGATAAAGAATATTTTGAAAGGTATTTTTCCATGTTTGAGCCTGTAAATCTTGGAGTAGCAGGTCATACTTCGAAAGATACCATGGATTTGATTAATCTAACTGAAATAAATGGACTAACGCCATCTATTATTATTTTAATGATAGGAACAAATGATGCTGATAAGAAATTTACAACAGGCAAAACATTTGAATATATAAAATACATAACGAGTAAATTATTATATTTGAGTTCTAAGAGTCGAATTCTTCTTATAGGCCCTCTACCTCGTGGCGAAACACCTAGTGATCCGAGACGAGTTTATAACAAGGAGGTAAATAAATTGCTTTCTAGGGAAAGGTTTGACGAGAGAATTCTTTATTTAGATAATGGTTATTTATTCTTAGAAGATGGAATTATTAGTCGAAAAATGATGTATGATTTTCTACATCTTACGATTGAAGGATATAGGCATCTTTCTGAGTCTGTGTTTGGAAATCTTCTTGTTCTTCTTGGTTCTCCTTGACCTACCTCCTTTTAGAACATGTGATTTATATGTTCGTGGAGATCTATTGCTTGAGTTCCTTTCAGATAGAGCATGTAGGATAGGACTATAGTCTGTAGTATCCTTTGTCTTCATAGAAAAAGGTGGAGTAATATGTATGTAATGGTCTAAATATTTTCCATGTTCAAGGATCTTAAAATCATTGTGGAGTTGATGATTTCCAATATCATCAAAAAAATAAATATCTTTCAAGGGGTTTGCATGTTCATCATACATTCCAATATGTTCCATCATAGCTAAAATATCATAAAGTCTCTTTGGTGGATTATATAATTTGGGCCTACGAGGATGCTGTCTTACCATAATATAATCGAAAAAGTAAGGTTTCTCAGGAAATTCATCTACATCAGGGTCTTCAACTCTCTTAAATTGCCCCCTGGAACCAGAAATTTCAAGGAGAACATTATCTAGTGCAGAAACTAAAGGAATACTCGAATTATTCGTTAATAAAAAAAGGCCTGTTACCTTTCCACTGGTTCTAAGCTTTGATGCACGAACAAGTATTCTTAAGACATTTATATTTAATGATTTTACAATCTTTGACTCTAAGGCCGAAATTTCCTCTGATGTATTAGCATCATCATAGAGAGATGGATCAGAAGAATCTAAAATCGTCTGATCCATGTCAAATACCAATATAAGTCCCATCTAATTAACGCCCAATAAAAGCCATAACCATTTCATCCATAAGACGCATTTGATCTTCTGTAGATGTAGCCTTTGCATTTGTAGGCTGTTTCTTTGGTATAGTCCCTGTTAAATCCTTTGGAACAACTGATGGAACAGGAGGTCTTTCTAGAATTTCATGGAAAAATCGTATTGATTGGTTCACAGCTCTTGACATTATAACCGGATCTTTGACTAAGGGCTGGGCTGCGGGAACTTTCCATCTCGGGACTTCAGAAATTACTAAAATCATTAGGGCAAGGCATTCATTTTTCTGCTTTGATGTTAAACGTGCCTGCTTACCCCTAAACATATCAATGAGACTCTGAAATTCCTCATGCATGCGAACCAAGTTACGCCTTGCTAAGTCCTTATAGGCTTCAGCTAAGACAGATACTATATAATAACCAATCTCAGCCTTATCTGCTTTTATAGTGCTGTTACCAGTTCTCCTTGAAGTGGTAAGAGTATAACCAGTGCCTTTAGCTCTAATTTTCTTATCTTCATCTAAGAGCCATTTTAACCAGAAAAGCCCCTTTTCTATATTTACTTCTTCACATGCTTGTAGGATTTGATTCCCAACTAATCTCATAACCGGTTGGTCATTCTGAGGACTCCATACTTTCCTTACTGCCTCAGATTCTTTTGGTAAGGGAACAGATTGGATCCATGTTTCATTATGTGTCTCCTCAGGAACTTTTGGCCAGACTATTTTTCCTTGTCTAGGTAAAGTTTGCACAACAAGGATAATTTCTGAAGCCTTCTGTTGAAATTCAATATCCTTGTAAAGTTCTTCCATGTGTAGGGAAGCCATACGGTCTTCAAGAGCTTTGGTTCGTTCCTGTAAATAAATAAATATCCGGAGGCTTGCCAAATGTACATGTTGAAATACAAAGGACCATATAAGACGAATCCATATTTCAAAAGCTCCACTACATATTAAGTCTGCGCTGTAATGTAGGGCTTTTCCAGTAGCTGATGGACCTGTTTGAGCTAAAACATCTTGCAATGATCTAACGCAATCTCGTGCATCATAGCCAAATCGCGTTTTCACAGAAGGTCTTTCAACCTTTTTTTCTTGCTTTGCTTGCACAGGTTTCGGTTTTTGTATCTGTAGTTTATCCATTTAGTAGGTGTATGTAATATAGTTATCTTTCAGATTACGGAAGTTACAAATGTCTGAGAACATGAATTTCTGAAGTGGGAGTCCAAGTCATCGGAACTCTCTCAACCGAAACTTTCTCAAATGCAGGGATGGGAACATTTGGAAGTTTAGAACAGAAAACTAGAGAACCCTTTGGCATCTCAACGTTTAACTTTGTAAAAAGAGCATCCTGTGTCTTATCATCAAAACACATATTACTCAAGAAAACCATTTTAGCATCCTTGTATTTAAAAGAGGGATTTAGGAATGAAGCCTCAAATAATTTTACTCCTGCTAGAGGTATTGACAGCCTGAGTTTCTGAAGAGCTTGTTGAGCTAGGGAAAGGCGTTCGGGTAAAACTTCTATGCCAACAGAGAAATCGAAGGCTCCAGATAGAGCCATGTAGAGAACAGCTCTTCCACGCCCACATCCTAAATCATAGAATCTGCCGGAGATTGTTTGTTTCTCAGCATGCTCTAACATAAGTTTAAGAGTAGGCCATTCAATCTCACCATATGTCAAATTATGTTCTCCTGCAGCTTGAGTCTTTGGCAATTCACCATAGATCGGAGCTAAAATTGCACTAATCGCATCAGAATTTATTTTAATTACAGAATTACCATTCGTTAAACGACGACGCATAGTTCCTTTAGAGCGTAAGCGTCGACGTGTATCCATATCTACTTATTTGTATTTTGGGCCCACCACTTTTTTTCCGCGGAGCTTCCTCGAAGTCCTAGGAATCAAACCCTTTGCCTTTAAGGAAGCAGTTGCAGTGAATCCAATCGATTCACCCTTCTTGTAACGCCTTACAAGATTTCGGTTCTTTCGAGTAGCCTTGTAACCACCCCACATCTTATCACATGGACAAGACATTCTATCTAATACAGTAGTCTAAATACGCATTATGAAATAAGAGTAGATAATGGATCTTAGAAAGCTCCTTCACACTGTATTCTTAAGAAGTCCTGTAAGTGTATTTGATGAATTTATTAAGGAGTGCCAAAGATGGTATTCGCAACCTGCACACACCCTTCAAGAAATGCGAACAAGAGACAATAAGAAAATTAGAGGAGATATTTTTGAGGAATTCTGTTGCTTATATTTGAAGGAAGTAAAGGGATTCCAGGATGTTTGGCTTCTACCAGATTTACCGGAGGAGCTTCTGGAACAACTTTCATTAAAGCGTCGTGATATGGGAATTGATATAATTGTTAGACATAATGAAGAATGGTATGCGGTTCAATGCAAATATAAGACGCCTCAACCCAATAAAAAGGCATATATAACATGGTCTGCATTATCTACATTTTATGCTATGTGCTTAAGGACAGGTCCGTGGGCAAAGTACATAGTGATGACAAATTGTGACTATACAAGACATCAGGGTCCTAAGGGCCCTAAGGACATATCTATTTGTTTGGGAACTTTCAGAAATATAAAGAGTGATGAATGGTTGAAAATGTGTAAGATAGAAGGACAATCTATGCAAAATGAAATTACAAGAAAACTTAGTATTGAAGAACTGAGGGCTCATCGCCTTGCGTTTTATAATTCATCCTAGACATAGTATACTCAAAATATCTGAAACCTTCAAACGACTCCTTGATCTTCATATCAAGGAGTCTATATTCACCGAGATAGGTAAGTTTTTGTTTAAGGTCAAGCTTGTAAATAGAAATAACATATGGTTTGTTTGATAGATATTTTAAAAAACTAAGTTGACTGCTATATTGCTGATTCCCAGCAGGATGACCTGGAGATTTCATGAGTCCCTTTCCTAAAACTCTGACAATTTGTCCACGCCTCTCAATTGTTTCTAAGGAATTCTTGTGTTCCTTGATAATAAGTGACATCTACTATTTAATTTAAATTATAAATCTTCACGTTCCTCAGCTATACGCTTTACAAGCTCCTTTGTTGCATTGGGCCATGTATAAGATAAAACAGTTTCCTTTGCTTTTTGACCATGAGTCTTACGCTTCTCAGAATCATTCAAGTATTCTTCAATGGCAAGGCAGACGTCGTGGGGATTACATAC